AGTATTGTCCAGTAGGAGGAGCAAATTTAATCAATGCTCCTACAGTAAGATATCGTAGATTGCTATCGTTAAATTCTCCCACTGACACCGGAGATGACATTGCTTGTAAATATCCCTTTGACTGGTTTGAAACTGTATTAACATTAACCCATGTCAATCCTAAACTACTTAGGTCAGGTCTATCATACCTATCTAAGTAAAAAGATCTCAAAGACGAAGATGCTACAATAGGTTCTAATTTCTTTTTAACTATAGAGAATACATCATTTCTTGTAGTGAAAGTAAATTCAAATTTTTGTTCTTGGTTTTGTTGGTAGACCATTCCGTCAGAAGCAAAAATATTTGTTTGACTATACTTTCCTGTAATGTCTGAAAGGTCAAAATATTTGCTAAGTCCGCCTGTTACACGAGCTATACTTTTTACCTTCAGTATATTACTTCCTAGTGTCAAGGGAACAATATTATAATCCTCGCCGGTTACCATACGATTTTGTGTGTAATAGGTCTGCGGAGCTTTAGTTCTAATATTTGTGTTAGATTCAGGACCGGCGCTGTTATTGACTGTGTACTGTAACGAAAGAGTTAAAGTGAGTACATGTTGTTGTCCAACTTTGTTTTTATAAGGAATTTGTACAACAATCCCTGACATTTGTTCTGGCTTAATTGTATAGGTAGCACCATTGCTTTGGCGATAAAATAAACCAAACTGTCCTTTAGGCAAGTTTCCAAAACTGCCGTCGGCAAAGTTAAGATCAATTTGATCTTGATCTCTAGTAGTTACGCTATAGATATTCCTAATATCATTATTAAGACTGTTATAGATAATATTGCTACCAACCAAGGCATTAACCTTAGTCCACAAAGTGGTGTAATTATTGTTAGCGTCTAGTTGCCATAACCATACATCAGTGTCGTTGATGTTTGAGGTGTTGACTCCTACTATTTCGTTAGGCACAGGATTGTCAAGACTGAAATTTGAAAGACTTAAAGAGCCTTGACGGAAGTGTGCAAAGAATCCTGTGTTAGAGCTCGAAGCACCTTTGTTGTCATTTTGATATAGCAATCCAAAAGTATTAGCAGGCTTAGGTGCTTCTTCGTAAACAGTAGTAGACCCTTCAAAGGAACAACTTACTACCTCAAAACTCATACTACTACCATTGATATTTTTTTGGAAACTATATAAAGGAACATCTGTATTTGAGCTGTTAATTTTGTATCTTTCTGTCAATATTCCATTAATGGTGCTTCGTCCATAAGGATTTCCAAATGTATAGCTACCCGGCATGGCACTATTCATTATGGTAATGAACTGCTGATACCAGCTGATATTTGTGCTGTCATTCCAGCCTATGGTTGTATTTGCTAGATTGATTCCGTTGCTATCAACAACATTGTCTGTTGTAGAAACAGCCGTTAATTTCAAGAAACCATTAGCAGGAGTGTTACGCTTAGGTACATAGCTGACCAACTGTGCTAGACGTAATACGCTGTCTCTACGTTGTGCAGTTTCTAAAAAGTTTTCTCGAGCATTTAAATCAATACGGAAACTTAGGTTTTGTCCTAGGTAAGCAATAAGATCGATAAGAGCGATATATTCACTAGAGTCAATAAAATCGTTAAAATCTTCAGGATAATTTTCCTGAAGATAGGTTATCATAGTTCTTCTTAATGTTTCAAAATCATAACTTTTAAAGTCAGCATTTCTAAAAGATTGATATATCTTTTTCCAATCTTCTGCGACTAAAAGTTTACTGTTGGTTGATGGAATCATAATTTTTTTCTGTTATACCATATTTATTTGTTAGATAAAGTAGGTACATTATTGTTGTAGCCCAATGCTTTGATCAAACGTTAAACGTAGATTTGAGGATTGATTAGTTTGTCTTAGTACCAAAGTCAACTCTAGTAAAAATCCAGAATCTAGCTCGGTTAATTTAATTTCAGTTGGGTATACTCTAGGATCTTTGTTACAAATTTCATTGATATCTGTGGTTAATTGATCACGTACACTATCTGTTAAAGGTTCCATTAATAGGTCCCAAATAACACATCCAAATTCAGGATCCATTAATCTTTCACCTTTGCGAGTGTTGAAATTATTAATAATATCTTGTTTTACTAATTCAAAGTCATAAAGACGAGTACCAAATGAGGTATCGCCAACAGAACTAAAGCCTTTATAAAAATGGCTTTCTTGTGTAGTTGCTTGATTTACTGATCTAGCATTGGTGATTTCTTTAGACTTGTATGGCATACTGTATTTATTGTCCTAAATTAACCAGGTTTTTCAACGCCGGCATTAACTAATTGTTGCATCACATAAGCACGTTTTGTTGCGGGCCCTTTATCTGTTGCTTCAGCTTTAGTAATGGTTCCGTCACCGTTTATATCAAGCGGTGCATTTCCATAGTAGTTTGCCGACGGTTTAGAATACACAGGAGTATTATCCGGCTTGCCACAATATGCAGGACCTAGAATACACATGTAAACATCCGATAATGTTGGGTTAGGTACCTTGGATATAGGAGTAGCTTTGAAATATTTTTCTACCCAATCCATCTGTTGTACACGAGTTAGCGTTCTTAGATATGATGTAGTTGTTCCAAGATTTTTAGCGGTAGATTCGAGGAATTGTATTAATCCAGTTGCACTACCTCCAGCTAAGTTAGGTTGTGCCGGATTCATGCCAGACTCAAATTGCATACAACATAGTAAGTCAATATAATTGCATCCTAATCCTTTGCAAACATCTTTTACCTTATTAATAAAATCTAGATCTTTGCTCCAATCTGCAGGAACATCAGCATTAGGTTGAGGAAATGCTTGGTTAGCAGACGAATTAGCAACATCTCCTGGCGAACTTCCAATTACAGTATCTGTAAAAGTTTTTGTGAATCTAACAGGATCAATATTTTCATGCTGATCCCAAGGTTCGTGCGTCGGAACACGTTGCATGATACTAGAAATAGTACCAGCATTATAATAATTGCCATCGCCCCATCCTGCACTAGTACTTCTATTAGGTAAGCCAAATAATCTTAGCGGGCTTGGTGAGGATGCTGCCGATGCCGCGGTTGCTGTTCCGGCGGCCGGCCCATTCATATGAATCTGTCCTGCGGTTTCAAAGTGGTTTCCACCACTTGATATATTAGTATCGCCGTTTGATGTAAAGTTGTTGGTAGCACCTAACACATTAACTGTGCCAGCAGATGTTAAAAATAAATTTGCCGATTTGGCATGTAATGCCGACCCTACTGTTAATTTCATAGTGGTGCCTACAATTTGATCATATGCACCTGTAAATTTTAATTTTCCGTCATTGGCAATAATACTGTAATCTCCAACAAGGTTAACATTATGATCATTACCTACGTTGACATTAAAATTTCTACCAGCTTCGAGATTTATATCTCGGTCGGCACGGAAATTAAAATCGCCTTCGCTGTGTATACTGACAGAATCTCCTGCATAGATATCTATCTTACCTTGCGCAGTCATTTCTATCCATGCTGTACCAGCGGCATTGGCAATGTAGATGAGATCATGACTGTTGTGCATTAAGATTTGATGACCTGTACGTGTTCTAATTCTAACTAATTCGTTTTCGCCATTTACATCGCCGTCGTCCATAACAAAGGTGGCCCCGCCTAAACGACTCACAGGAGTCTGTTTATTGCCATCGTATCCTACTTTTCCTTTTCGTCCATTAGGATCTAAAGGGCCAGGCGTACTAATTCCAAATACTTGACTAGGAACATCTCGACGAGCACCACTTGAGGTAACTCCGCGAACTTTATCTAATAACAGACCTTGTGATAATAACCTATCAGCAAACGGATGTACAGGTCTTGCGTATGATTCAGGATTTGGGTTTTGTCCTGTTTGTGTACTTTTAAGAAATTCTGCAACAGGCAAATAATCACTGCCGTATCGTTTGCGTTGCTCAGGGGTCATAATAACCTTGTCGCTAGCGGCAATTCCCGGAACCATGTGATTTTGGAAAGCATCATCTAACGCACAGCCAAACCAATATCCTTCGTTTGGATCACCCTCGATGAATATAACCATTACAGTAGATCCTACATCTGGCGGAATCATCCACATACCATAACTCTTTTGTACATCATTAAAGTCGCCAGAGTTATTTCCTTGATATCTTGTTTGTGCTATTCCATAAAACGGAC